TAACGTGCAGTTACAAGTGCTTCTGGGCGGAGAATCTTGCGCCCATAGAGATGCATACCGCGAACAATGTCAGCGAATGAATCTGGGTCACGGTAGTTCTCTACCTTGTTGATCTGCTCAGCAGATGCTACTGCATCGTCTTGACCAGCTACGATAACACCGTAGTTGTCATCCTGACCAGTTGTACCAGAAGTACCTGCGCCAGTACCAGCTGCTGGAAGGTTGTTGGAAATGTATACACGGAAGCCGTGGATGTTGTTCATTACCAAGCCATTCATCAAGCCGGAACCACCGAAGTCTGCGTTCAACAGGCGTGAGTCTTCGTCTTTCAAAAGCTCTGCGAACACGGGGTCTACACAGATCCAGCGACCACGTGAGTCAACATTTGCTACGTCCATCTGACGTGCCATACGTGAGATCAACTGCAAAGGTGAAGCAGTAGTTGCGGAGAACGAAGTCGCACCAGGCAAACGTGGAGCCAGTGGGATGGAGTCACCTGTACCACCGGAGTCGGCAGTTGTGATGTTGTTCATGTCACCGATAGTCAGGTGGTTTGCTGTGAGCAATTCACCAGTCAAGTTACCAGCTGTGTCGTGCTGTGCATCGCCAGAGGTAGTAGTGATAAGAACACCAGCAGTGGTGTGACCTGACAGGTAAGACAAAACGTCTGCGTCCATTGAGTCAGCCATCTTATACGCAGCACGGTCAGCAGCAAGGCTAACGTAGTCAACGTTTGAGAACTGGTCTTCGATGTCGTCCATCTTGAACGCGAAGTAGTTGGCTTTGTCGATTGTCAGAGAGAAGTCTTCATCATTCAACTTCTCAACAGAGATAGCTGTGTGACGCTCAAGAGCGTTTACAGTTACATCTGGTTCTTTCTGGATGCGAACCACATCGCCTTGGTTGGCGATCTCACCGAAGTAAGAGTTGTTTGTGATTGCGTTAGTTACAGCTGCCTTACGTAGGGCAATCTGTGCTTGTTTGGAGTAGATAATCGGGGAAAAGTTCCCGTTAAATCCACCGCTTGCGGAAGTAATAGCCATAGTAATTTCTCCTTATAGATATGGCGTGAGGATTTACACTGCATACCCACTAAAGAGGCTCTTCGTATTAGGGTGGTCAGCTAAGTTCGTAGGATGGCCGTCCTTTGAACGCTGGGCCTATAGTCTGAGGTAGTTCTTTGATGTGGCTAGTGCTTTATGAAAAGCATGTACAGGCAGTTAATGCCTGACACTGTACATACCTATAGTTGTATACATCTCTCTTAAGATGTCAACTATTTCTTTGACAAATCGTAAATAAATTTGCCGTTACGTTGAGCTTCCATAATTTCGTCTGCTCGTTTCTCGTATTCCTTGATAGTCATCTTAGCTACTTGAGATTCACGCAGGTAGCTAGAACTATCATTTGGCTCTGGTGCAGCAGTACGTTTACTCTTAACTGAGCTTGCTGCGCCCTTTTCTGAACTGTTGGTACGCTTTGTTACAATACCACTGTCAGCTTTGTAAAGATCAATAACGCGAGATACAGATTTAGCATCGTCTGTATTCTCATACAAAGCATCTTGTACCCACTTAGGTTGCTTCTCTGCCCACGTATGAAAGGCGTCATCTTCACGGATGGACACAAAGTCAGGGTGCATCTGTGTTAACTCTGCTTCAGCTTTCTCACGTCTTGCTGTAGAGCGTAACTCTTCGATCTCTTTCAAACGTCCGTCTAGTTCAGATGCACGTTCATTAGCTTTCTTATCAGCAATAGCTTCAACAATACCAGCAACATCTGGGTACTTCTTAGCCCAAGCTTCTACCTCATCTTCTGACTTAGGTAGTACAAGTTCATTCTTAGTAGCAGCATCCAGTTGAGATTGGAGTTTATCAAGCTGTACTTGGAAAGCCTTTTCTTTTTCCTGTGTGTGGCGGCGAAGGTCACCATACCGTTTCTTGAAGTTCTTTTCCTCACCGCTTAGCTCAGAATCATCTTCTTGTGCTTCTGCTTGAGGTTCTTCTTCTTGTTGGGTACTACTCTCTGCCTGAACTGTGCGCTCGACAGGCTCTGAGCTACTGGGTTCCTCTTCAACAGTTTCTTCTTCTGTTTCATCTGTCTCGCCACGTGCTTGCTTTAGCAGTGCCTCTAGTTCTTCTTCATCACGCTTAACACGTGCTGCGTTTCTTTGGTGTGAAGCTGATGTAGTTTGGATCAACTTCTTTTCAATCTCTTGAGGCTCTGAAATCATGTTATACTCCTTTATGATGGGGCCAGCCGTAGCTGGGTAGCCTTATAGTTATTGGGTAGTTTGTAGTTATTTCTTCTTGTTGCGTTTCTTCTTAGATGCTAGGCCACCGTCCTTCATGCCAAACTGACCACCTGCACCTGGTGTAGCACCTGCCGCTTTAGCTGCTTTATCACCTGCAGACATAGCACTAGATGGTGCAGAGCGGCGTCCAAGCTCCGCAATGCTATAGCCAGAGTCATCTGATACCTGTTGGATATTAGCAGAGCGCTGACGTGCCGCCTCTGCTTGTCTAGCTGCAGCTTCTTCTTTCTCACGTTTAACCCTAGCGGTACTACTCATAGCAGCAATTCTAGCATCTAGCTCAGCCTGTTGTTTCTCCTGTTGTTCCTTACGGGCCTGCGCCGCTGCAGAAACTGCGTTCTCCATCTGAGCTACAACTTCAGGGGTGATGCCTGTGTAAGGGGAGTCTGGTTCTACAGGCTCTGGTGTTGGAGTGTAAGCAGCTGCAACAGGTTCTAGTGCGCCTACAGGGACTACTTCCCCTGGTGCTACTTCCTCTTGTGACAGTTTGCTATTCAGGTCTTCTGCCTTAGCTTTTTCAAGTGCTTCAGCTTCTTCTTCAGTCTCTGGGAAGAACTCATCTTTCAGCGCACCGAATACACGACTGATAAGACCTGGCTTCTCTTCCTTAGATGCTTTAAGCAAACCTTCTAGTACAGATTTATCTGCTACAGAAGTACCTTCGTCTTTAACCCTGCGTTCAATCTCATTCTCTAAACGTCTAGCGCTATCCATAGCAGCACCTTTGATGAAGAGACCTAAGATAGGATTTACTGCGGCTGCTGCGGTAGCAATCAAGTTCATCTTTTGAGACTGCTGGTCTTCTAGCATATCTGCAATCTCTTCAGTAGTAAGCTCCTTGTAGTTGATACCCTTGGGTGCAGGAGCATATGTAGGACTTCCGCCATCACCACCTGATACTACTTGAGGTACAGGTTGTGCTGCTGTAGTAGTAGTAGCTTCTTGATAGGATGTCTTATCTTGAAGAGAATAACCCGGAGGAATGTTTGTCTGAGGCTTACCATCAATGTGTGTGATGTAGATGGTGTGACCGCTCTCATTCTTATACGCTCGTACCTCTACCATAGGGGCACTACCAGAGCTTTCATACCCTGTGCTAATACCTTCAATGCCTAAGCCCAGCGCACCCATCTCATCGTAAAGCTCGTCACCGGGTGAAAGTGCATATCCCCCAGAACCAGTGTAGCCACCTAAAGCCATCTCCATAGGCTGACCGTCATCCACAACCTCTAGCTCAGAGATGTCAAACATCATGTCATCTTCTGGTTCAATGACTTCCATGCCATCTACAGGCTCACCACCAATGCGACCATTCTCTTCCATGTCTTGGTAGCCGAACTTAGCTTTAGCACGTAAGTCTTCAAAGTACTTAACGCCATAGTAGCGTACTACGTCAGCAGGTACAACATATTCACCTTCACTTAGTTGTGCAGGGATGTCATCACGTACTTCTTCTGGCATAGAACCTAGTGGAACTTCGTTGCCGGACACAGGATCAACACCCTGAGTGTTATCGGGTACAGAGTCTAAGTCTAGTGTACCACCTTCTGCGAAGGCCATTTCCATCTGTTTATCCATTCACTTTGTCCCTCAAGTAGTGTAGATTACGTAAGGCACGTATAGCACCCTGATGCCTGTACAACTCTGCAGTATCAGAGATGTTCTCCATGCTCTTATGCGTGTATGAGATGCGCTCTTCTAACTCAGAAACAAACGCATCCCAAGAAGCTTTATCGTTTACGAAGCTCTTAAGCGACATTACCGCTGAACCCTTGTTCACCCGGTGTAGGCGCTGTGCCAATACCTATCTGAGAGCCACCTCCCCCTGAGGTGTCCTGTACGCCCTGTGGAGCCTGTCCTTCTGGCGCTGGGCTACCTTGGGGTGCGGGAACACCTTCCGGCCCTGCAGGGGGCTGTGCGGGAGCCTGAAAGCCTTTTAGGATCTCAGCTTGGATAGCAGCGTCACTCATTGAGTTAGTAACCTTATCGGGGTCAAGGTCCATAGACTTAGCAATCTCACGAATGATGTAGTCCATCTTAGCAAAGGGAGCTAGGACTGGGTTCTGTGCAACCTGCAAGAACTGCATCAAACGTTGTGACCGTACTTCGTTAG